AGCACTGCCGACAGATCCCGCGGCTCGGGCGCGGGCACATACTCAGCCAAGAGGCCCGCGAGATCGCCAAACGCAGTCGGGCGCCCGGCCGTTTTGCCCAGTATTCGAACTTCGCGGGCGGGGTCGTCCTTGTAGTTGTGAGTTCCGGGTACGCGCAACACCCGTGCAGCGTCACTGGTAGCGGTCGGGTCGATCCGCAGGCTATGCACGACGGCAGCGCGCTTGAGGGCCCGAGATACGGGCAGCCACTCAGCGACGTCGACAGCCTCTTCTAGAGGCCAGTACACGTGCAGGCCACGGCCGCTGTCGACCACGGTGGGGCGGGGCATACCCACGTCGGCGCAGAACGTCTGCAGGGCCTGCAGGGCGTCGGCCTGCGTGGCGTAGTCCTTCTTCGGTCCGCAGTCGATGTCGATGTACAACGACCTCATCCGGGTAGCTGCGTCTGCTTCACGCGATGCAGTGTCGGGGAAAGTAGCCATAGCATAGTAGACGTTGAAACCGTCGGCGTCCAAACGACCGGCGGCGTCCAGTAAATCGGCAAGGGACGTGTGAAACGTCTGCCGCTTACCGCCCTTGTTGCGCCCGGGGAGGCGCAAGAGGCAGTAGTAGGCGTCGTCGCCGAGAACCGACGACAAAAAAGCGATCGGGGTCATATCTGCTGCCTGTCATGGGGATGGGTTTGTGGCCGCAGCGAACTGCGGCCACGCTTCGGCGGGCGGATTAGTCCTCGTCGTCGCCCCACTGGTCCATGACAGCCGCGAGGTTCTTCTTTTCCGACGGGGACGGTTCAGCTTTGGTCTTGGCCACCTTCTTCGGGGGCGTTTCCTCTTCTGCCTCTTCCTCCGCCTCTTCCTCCGGCTCTTCCGGCTCTTCCGGCTCTTCCACCTTGGGCTTAGGCTTTGCCGTAGTCTTTGGTTTCGCCTTCGGCTTTTCGTCGTCCTTCGGCCCTTCCGGCACGTTGACCGTTGTGTCGATGGCTTTCAGAGCTTCATCGCTTTCGCGCAGCTCCAGTGCCGCCCCGAGCTCCTCGTCATTCAACGGGCGCACAGCGCTGAAGAACAGTTTCGGGGCTGAGGTGTCTTCGTCGAAGCGCATCTCAGTAATGACTGCGATGGCCGGGGTTTCGTGGCTAAGTAGGAACCGGTTGTAGGCACCCAGCCCCATCTCGTTCGACTTCCCGTCGCCGAAAATCGACGCCGCTGGAACCTGCAGCTGGTAGATGGTCTGCAGATCGCCCTCCAGCATGATCGCCAGACGCTGCGAGAACCGGCAGGCCCGTGTATCGCCTTGGCCAGAGCCCTTGACGTTCATGGGGCATTCGCCACAAGTCGTCGCTTGGCGCTGATCATCGGGGACTTGCGGGTCGGGGACCTTTGTGTCGCTGGACCAGCAGGTCGGGGCCGCGTGCTTCTCGGCCTTCTCGTTGTACGACTCTTCGTAGTAGGCACGGGCCACGGCAGCAGCGTTGAGGATGATGATATTCATCCGGTCGCTTTTGCTGACGCCCGCAGGATCGCCGTTCACAACCCGGCGGAACTTGCCACCGCGGATGCTGATGCGGTTGCCGTTAAAGCCCCCGCCACCAGCCATTTTCTTGTTCATATCAAGCAGCTTTTGCAGCAGCTCGTTGCTTACAAGGGCATTGCCCTTGAAGAGTTCCATGTCAGCCATGCTGTTCTCCTAGTATTCGACAGGGTTGTTGCCTTCGCCAGCAGCGTGCTGGTCAAAGGAGTTGAGGTCGGTGCCAGCAAGACTGGCCTCGACGGCCTTCATATCGAACCGGTAAATCCGGCCCAACTTGATGAAGGGGATCTTGTTGGCGTGCACCATGTTCATGATCGTGCCCTTCGATATGTTGAAGCGCTTCGCAAGCTCACTGGTGCTGACGTAGGTCGTTTCGCTCATGCTTTCCTCACAGTAATTGCGTACTCTGAGTCTGTTACCAGACCCGGGGGCACGACATCGGGGTTCTCTTCGAGGAAGGCCTTCACCGCGCCTTGGCTCAGCCGCTTTTCGAAGAAGTCGAGCGCGTCGTTCTCCTTCACGAAAGCGCGCATCGCATCCCAATCCCGGGCCCAGTACCGCGTCTTGACGGTGCGAAAGAAAAGCCCGGCCTTGGTGCGGACGCTGTCGACGTTCTGCTCCTTGCAGTAGTCTAGGAGCTCCGCCCGCACAACATCCATCGCCGCGTTGATTTCGTCTTCCTCAGCTTTGTAGGCAGCTGCCAGCGCCGCTTTCTTGTCCCGCATCTTGATAAACATCGCGGTCAACTTTTCGACGCTTGGGCCTTCTTTCGCAGTCGTCATGGTGATCTCCATCTAGTGTTGTTTTGGACTTCTACGCCTATCTAGCTACGTTTGTCAACGTCGCTGGCGTAGAGGTCGATGATTTTTGTGTGGACGTCGATACGTGCGTCCAGCATGTCGTAGATCCGCCGTTCGATGGGCGACCCGTGGAGCTGCACCACGGTGCACTTGTGCACCTGCCCAGACCGGTGGACCCGGGCGTTGGCCTGTGCATAGGTCTCCAGCGACGCAGTCGGGCCCCACCAGACCACTGTATCAGCAGCGGTCAACGTCACACCGTGCGCAGCTGCCTGTGGCTGGATGATCAAAACCCTAGGGTCCTTCTCGTTCTGGAACTTCCGGAACGTGTCGTTGCGGACACTGATCGGGATCGGGCCGCTGATGACTGCAGCTGTGATACCGTCGGCGTTCAGCCGCTCGTTCAGCAGGTCGATAGAGTGCTGGAACGGTACAAACACCAGCACCTTCTGCAGCGTCTCGTCGATAACTTCGCGGAGCACTTTGTACCGAGCCGCGATGTCGAACTGCACCGTGTTGTGGTCGTCCGTGTAGACGGCGCCCGACGCGATTTGCAACAGCTTAGTCATGACGACAGCCGCGTTCACGGCGGTGACGTCTTCGCCGACGACCTCCAGTGCGGCCTGCTTTCGCAGCTGCTCGTAATACCGCTTCTGCTGGGACGTCATCTCGACTTCCCGCTTGACGTAGACCATATCGGGCAGGTCGAGGCATTCGGCCTTGCTGAACCGGATTGCGGGCTGCAGCACCTCGTGAACGGTGTCCACGGCGCTGTCCTTCACGCCCCACTTGAACTGGGTGATCTTGTACATGACCAGATCACGGAACGCGCTGAACGTGCGCGGCACTGACTTCGGGTTGACCAGCTTGGCAAGGCCGTAGGCGTTGGCCGGGCCCTGTGCTGCCGGTGTGCCCGTCATCATCCACAACCACGTGTCGGGGCCTACCAGTCGGTTAAGGCACTTCCAACGCGCCGTCTGGGCGTTCTGGTAGTGGCTGGCCTCGTCCACGATGATCAGGTCGAAGCCCCCTTCCGCAATCTCCTTCTCGACGATCTTCACGCCGTCGTAGTTGATGATCACGAACTGTGCATCGCCAGCGATGATCTTGCGCCGTTTTTCCGCTGTCCCGTAGGCAGTGTCGACCCGGCGATGCATCGCGAAGGAGAACAGGTCGTTCCGCCACGCAGCGTCCATGATCGACACTGGGCAGATGACCAATACGCGGCGGATGATGCGGCGCACCATCAGGTAGTCTGCGGCCCAGATCGCACTGGCAGTCTTGCCCGTTCCCGGCTCCGAGAAACAGAAGCACTTCCGGTGCATGGTGAAGAACTCAGCCGTCGTACGCTGGTGGTCGTAGGGGCGGTGTTTGCCCGGCCATCCGTATGTCCGGATCGGTGACGGGGGGTCCATGTTGAGCGCCTTGAGCGCGTGCACCTGTGGGATAGCCCAGCGCACCGCCACGGCGGTGTCGCTGATCTGCCGGCTGTCTGGCACGGCAGCCAGCACTTGGGCGATGTTGTCTGGGCGCACGACGAGCGCCTTGTTGTCTACGATTTCCATGCTGTTCTCCGTTACGTAGGTTCACGTAACCGCCTTATTTTTTGCGTTTTGGCGGCTTACTCATCGCGCCGCCCCGGGCGCGATTGGTGGATGGGTTTTCCAGCCGGTACCCGTCGCTGTTTGATCCACCCCGGGATAGCGCTTTTTTATGGCTGACGTCTTTGCCGGTGCGGTCGATACCCTTGGCATCCATCGCTCGGCGGGCCCGGGCACGTTCTGACCGGTCCGCTGTTTCGCCGCGCTTTTTCTGCTGCTGGTATTCCTTCTTGTAGGGGCGTGGTTTGTTGACGTAGGGCATCAGTTGGCTCCGTTGTGGGGGCACTCCGTCACAGGGCAGTGCCGTTTGCACAGGCCCGAGGGGCGGGGGTTCCAAACGCCCGACTCGAACGCTGCCTCCATCTTAGCATACTCAGAAAGCCATTTCTGCCACAGATCTGACGCGTTGTCCGCACGATATTTGTCCCCCACCAGCTCGTCGGCGATCACGAAGACCAGCCCAGCTGTGACCCGTTCGATCTGGGGGAAGTGCTTGTATGTAGCCAAGGCCATCAGCTCTAACTGGCCCTTCTCTGCGTATTGGGCGGACTTGCCCGTCTTGTAGTCGATGATGTGCGCGTGCGCTCCGTTGAGGATAGCGAGGTCGATGATGCCACGGAACCAGACCTTCTTGTCGAAGAAGCTGCAGGCCTCCAGATCCGCGGTCAGGCCGAACTTGTACTCGCACAGCTTTTCCCCGGGCTTGGCCTTGAGCACCTGCAGCATGTCTGCGGCGTAGTCGAACTTGTCCGGGATCGGGGTGCCATCCTTGATGAACAACTCCGCTGCCTTGTGGAACTCGGTCCCGTACCGCATGGCCTCAGTCTCGACGAACGGGTACTCCTTGAGAACCTTCTCGTGGTAGAACTGCTTCGGGCAGGTGTCGAACGACTTGATCTTGCTGAACGACCACGGTGCGGGGGTGACGGGCTTCATGCGGCGGCTCCATAGCTACGACCTATTTTGGATTCACAGTTTACAGGTAGGCCAGCAGCCCACTTCGGCGTCCAACGCATACAGTCTTCGATGTACACTTGGGCCTCTTCGGCGATATCCTCGGGCACGCAGGATACGGTACTGTCGTGTACTGTCAACACAACGGGGTACCGCTTGGCGATTTTAAGCATCTGCAGACCCACGATGATGCGCGCGAGTGCCTGTGTCACGTTCTCGACCATCTTTCCGCCGTATATCCGCGTCGGTCCCTTGCGCGTGAGGTAGAGGTAGTCGGGCCCGTACTCCCCGGGCTCCGTGTGCAGGCCCTCGTACAGGATGGGCAGGCCGTTCGGCAGGATGATACCCGGGGCATCAGGGTCCACGTCGAGCACGCCGGCACGGCCGAAGGGTAGCCGGTCTCCCCGCTGCAGGTCAGCGATCGTCCGACCCGCGGCTTTCCACAGCTGTTTGATCTGGCTGTTGGTGTTGCGGTAGACTTCGATGATCCGCGCGGCTTCGTCCTCGTCCACGATGACCTGCGCCTGTGTCTTGAGGTATTCGCGCAGCTTCAGATACCCGATGCCATAACCCGCACCGAGGATGACGGTCTTGCCGACCTGCCGCTGCCGCTTGTCGATCTCATCGTGGGGGACGATGTAGATTTTCGACGCCATCATCTTGTAGACGTCTTCGCCGCGGGCAAAGGCGTCGACGAGGTCGTTCTGTTCCGCCAACCACGCCAGCACACGGGCTTCGATCTGGGAGCTGTCGCAGTCGATCAACACGTGTCCATCGGGCGCGAGGATGGCCCGCTTGATCTCTTTGGCGTTGGGGCCACGGGACGGCAGGTTCTGCAGGTTGATCTTGTCCGTGCCGCCCCACCGACCAGTGTGCGCTGCGTAATACCGCAGGGGTACAGGGAACAGCCCGCGGTTGCCAATGTCGATCAAGCGCTGCGTACGGGTCTCTTCGATGGTGCTCTTGTTGCCTAGCCGGGCCGACACTAACGTCTGCACGTTGATATCCTCGTGCTCTTCCAGTTCTAGGAAGGCCGCGTCGGTCTTGGCAAACGCGTAGGTATCCTTGCCCGTTGTCGGGCTGACCTTCATGGGCGGTTCAACCCCGTAGGCCTCCAGCATCGCGGCAAACTTCGGGTTGGACATCAGGTCTTTCTTGTCGGTGATGCCCGCGTCGGCCAGCAGCTTCTCTTTGTGGCGCAGGGTCCGGATCAGGTGGCCCTCTAGGTGATCCACATCCAGCTGCAGCGTCGGGTTGGTGAACATCTTGAGCGTCAGGTCTATCAGACGCAGCTCTGTCTGCGGGAACTCGGCGGCCAACATCTTGTTAAAGATGGCATAGGTCAGGTCGGTATCGTCGATACAGTATCGTGCGTACCGATCCAGCTGAGCGGTGCCGAAGTCCCGCAGTCGCAGCCCCTTAGCCTGCACTACCTCCGTGCCCTTGGTTCCGACCCCGTAGCGCTCCGCCAGCGCCTTGAGGCTGTGGGACGCGTTGACGCCGTGCAGGGCCCGGGACA